AATAGCGTTGCCGTTGTTGCGGATTATTCCAAGAAGTGGGCAATTGCTTGTCGGAATATGTTGGAGATAAAACGCCCACGAACTTCAATCCGTGCCAAGTGGAAAAAGGTTGGTGGTGGATGGCAAGTGGTGTCAGCAACCAAAAAAACATTCCGTGGTAATTATGTGGCGAGTGGTCAATTGGTGGCATCCATCCAACCCGACCCAAAGGGATTGACATTGGGTATCAGTATGAACAAGACCGCCGATTATGTGCAACGAGGTCGGAAACCAGGCAAAGGGATTCCACTTGATTCAATGCGTAGTTGGGTAAAGATGAAACGCATCCAACCACGGGATTTATCAACGGGTAAATTCAAATCAAAGGCAAACGAGGAAGGGATGAGGTTTATGATGAATAGAAAAATAAAGTATTTCGGTATTGAGCCATTTCCATTTGTGAGCCAAGCAAGACAACAAATTTTACCATCGTTTAATAAGGCGTTGACCCAAGCGATGAAACAAGATATTAAAAAAGGATTATTTAAGCGATGAACTACACAGAACAACCAAGTAGCATAGTGGGTGCAAATTCCCCATTGATTTATCAAGCGTTTGATAGCAATTATGCGGTCAGTGGTTTTTACTATTTATTCAATGTTTATGTGTGGAGTGGCACAACCACATTACCAGCAACGCCCGTGGCAACAATTAACAGATTGCCCGACCAATTTGGTGGTGGAAATGGATGGATTGATGTTCATAAAATTGTAACCCAATACATCAAGCGTGATTACTTTTTAACGGGTACTTACAAACCCAACATTGGTGAAGGTGCAATGCGAGTGGTGGTAACTTGCCAGGGATTCTATTCAAGTACATCAACGGCATTAATCACTTCTAACACGATATTGGCCACAAGTGGATACACATACACCCAAGATGGATTTAATGTCGGCTACGGGGCTAAATATGTCTATACGGACAAATCACAAGTTACATTAACATCCCAAACACCCCAAGCGTATTTATGGTACGATGCAAGTGTTATTACATCCATCACTTGTGGAAGTGCGACAGTCACCCCGAACACAATTACCACTTCATCGCAGTTGATCCAAGGAATTGAAATTAAGCAATTAATGACGGCGGGTGGAGTATGGGGTACAAACGCCAATATCACATTTGTAAAAACGGGGGATGATGTTGTAATGCCCGTGGTGTTTGATTGCCAAAACAAGTATGGTCAACAAGATGCGTTGTATCTGAATAAATACGGAGTTTATGATTCCTATTTATTTAATGCATTAAGCCGTGATAATTACGGAATTGAAAAGGAAACTTATTCACAACCGATATTCAAACAAGCGAGTTTAGGCCAGGATTGGAGTTATGGCGTAGGCATTACCACATCGTATTTGGTGAACTCAAAATTGACTATGATGGTAAACACGGATTGGATAGGCGAAGCGGACATTGATGCAATTGAACAAGTGTTTTATTCCAACAACATTTTAATGTTGGATGGTAACATCGTCTTGGCTGCGAGGGTGGTTGACACCGCAATGGAAAAGAAAAAGCAAATCAACGAAAACTTGATTCAGTACACCATACAATTTGAATACAGTCAACCAAAGATTAACAAGATTGTACGATAATGGAGTTAAGATTTTCATTGACCATCGATAACGGGGTTGAAGATACCATCACCCCAATCATGACCGCGTTAGCAACCAGGGCGGTAAGTGGTTTTACAGAAGGCCAACAATGTTGTATTGAAAAATTAGAGGCATTGGGCGGGGCGTTCAACGAGTTGTTGCCCGTGGATTTATTTCAAGATGAAAGCGTTGAATTGAATAGGCAATTAAAAGACCTACAAGATTTATCCACCATTTGGACAGATTACACCCAATCGTTTCAGATACCAGCATCGGACACAAACAACCTAATCTTTGCGGATTGGTTTGATGAGAACATCGTATTGGGCGGATGGAATCCAAACTTAGGAAAAGATGCCACACTTTACATTCACTCGATTCCCGTTTACAATGGGCGTGTTGAATTTATCGGGTGCAAGTACAAAGACGGAATCCCACAATTGTATAACATCGTATTTTACGGAACGACCAAGAAGATATTAGACATTTGGGGCGAAACATTATTGAACCAAGTGGATTGGTCATCATACAATCACTTTGTTAGTTATGCCAATATTTTATCGTCATGGAATCAAGCGTTATTAAGTGGCGATGTATTGTGGCCAATTGCAGATTACAACCAGGGGTGGAGGTATTCCACCATGAAAGGGGTTAATGGTAACATCAAAGATTCAAGGGGTGTTGAGATTGATGATTTACGACCTTCAATCCGATTGACCGCGATGTTAACCAAAGTGTTTGATGCGGCGGGATACACATTAAGTGGTTCGTTTTTATCGAGACCCGAAATGGATGATGCGTATATTTTACCAATGCAAACGGCGGGGCCATTGTACGACCCAGAGTATTTCAAACCAGGCACATTGACATCGTCAAAAAGTCCATTTACATACACACAAAGAACATACGGGACGGTAAATTATGATAAAATCATTTACAACACTGTTACATTAAACCCAAGTGGGAACTATAATGCCACCACGGGAATTTATACCGCTAATCGTTTGGGCAATTATGAGTTTCGTGCTGAATTCAATGTGACATTTGGCGGGGGTGCTTATAACTCAATTAATTTTGCTTATATGCTTAATGGTCGAGTAGTTTCAACCAAGGCCTACACGACAACAACGGCGGGTGGATTGTTTACCTTTAGTCCACGATTAAAACCAGGTGATGAAATATCATTTGGGTATTTGACATTTTCAAGTGTTTCAACGGGGGCCGTATACCTTTATTGTTTAGATGCGCCACAAGGTATTGCGGATACCACAGTTCGTTTTGAAGATGCTATGCCACAAATGAAAATTAGGGATTTTGTGAATGGCGTGATAAAATCTTTTAATTGCGTATTAATTCCAACGGGTGCAAACACGATTGAGATTCACAATTTGCAAGATTGGTACAATGCGGGACCAACCAAAAATTGGTCACCATTTATAAATGTAAAGGACATTGAACATACCAAGTTACCTATCCCAAGTATTATTTCAATGACACACAAGGAATCGGAGTGTTTGGCGAATGAATACTACCGAAACATCAACCGACGGGAATACGGGTCGGTATCGTTTGCCCCCGTTATTGATTACCCAACGGATGCGTTTGAATTGGAAACCCCGTTCAATGTGATATGTCCACAAATTTTGGATGCGGTTAATGCTAATGGTCAAAGAGTAAGGGCAACGGATTTAAGCATTGCAAGGTTTATGGATAAGGATGATAAACCAGTTCAACAAGATTTGACCTTGTTTTATTACGGCGGTAAATTTGCCGTTACGGATCAATATTATTTTAACGGAATTCAACAATCATTTTTCCCGTTAATGACATCGTATTCCGCTTATCCCACAGTTCAATCAAGTTATTCAATGGCCTTTGGGTTGGAGTATTCTATTAAGGGCGATGCACCCGTTAACACGATGTATTTGATGTATTGGAATCAATACCTATCCCGTATGTATTCAAGCCAATCAAGGTTGGTTAAAATGACGGGAATCATCCCCGTGGGTGAATGGTTGAACTTTGAATTGAACGATACAATTGCAATTAGTGGTAATTACTACAAAGTGCAGTCGGTTAAGTACGATATGTTGACCGAGATTGCAAACCTTGAATTAATCACTTACCCAAATGTGGATATCATGTCGTTCACAACCACGGGACAAAAACCAGTGTTCACCGATGTGGTGGTTAATGTCAACGGAAAATCATACCTTAACGATTATGTAGTTGCCAAGGGAATTATGAACTCGTATCGGTTTGGAACACAAGATTATTTGGACACCAACCAGGATACCACATTTAACCAAAATAGTGTTAGTGATATTGCCCAACAGATGCAGAGTTTACAAGCGATTGTACAATTCAATCAAATTACAATGTATCGCGATGCCACGATTCCATCAACTACCGATTCAACATTATGGATGGCAGTGCCACAAGAACATCAAGAATCAATCGGGTATACGCAGAATATCACATCCAATTTGGCATTGGCAAAATATGTATGCACCGATGGTGGGCAATACAAATTCACGGCGATGGTATCAATTTTACAAACGGGAAACAAAAGTATTGTGTACGGAATCTTGGTGAATGGTATTGAAACAACCGCATACGCCACAACTGATTCCAATTTTCATAGTATTCAGATTGATACTATTTTGGATTTAGCCCCAACTGATGAAGTTACATTCAAGTGGAAAATGTATACGGGTGGAACACACACAATCCAAATCTTAAAAGCAAACTTTTTAGTATTGAAAAAATGATATTACTCATCATAAAATTAGCACAAGCCCAAGAATGGTATGGAGTATCGGAGACGGTGGAAATTGCCAAAGGGAAAAACCAATATGCCCAGAGTTTGGGACAAGTAGCAAAACAATATAAAAGAGCATTCAAATCATGGCGGACGAAATAAATTTTAAGGTTAATGCCGACACCAAAGGTGCGGAAAAATCACTTGACAAACTTGAAAAGAATGCCAAAGGGTTGGGCGGTATATTCAACAAGGCATCAAGTGGTGTTAAGTCGTTTGGCAAAACATTGTCATCCATTGGTAACACAATCAAAACGGGTTTAGGACTTGGTATATTATTGGGTGTACTCGATACATTCAAATCCGTATTAAGTGAGAACCAGGTCGTGGTTGATTTGATGAACCAGGCAATGGTTGTGATGCAAGGCGTGGTGACGGGAGTTATTGAGGTATTGAAGCCATTGTTTGTTTGGATGGGCAAAGCGTTCAAGGACCCGCAGAAATGGTGGGATGATTTGGTGCAATCGTTTAAGGATGGTGCGGCGTGGATTAAAACAAACATGATTGACCAGGTGTTGAACAAGTTTACCGAGTGGGCGAACAACGCCAAAATTGCAGTATTGGAATTACGCAAATCGTGGAACGAGTTTACAGGGGATACCGAGGAAGCGGAAAAGATAGGCAAACAGATTGACGAACTAAGCAAACAGAACATCAAGTTGGCGGAGGAAAATGCCAAGAAGATGCAAAACATCAAAGGAGTTGTCAATGCGGTTGTTCAAGGTGTAACCAATGCAGTTAATACAATTGCCAAGTCAACAAAGAAAGCGTTTGATAATTCGGCGGCGATTGTAGCGGCAAAACAAAACCTTGAAACATTACAAATCCAATATCAAGGCATTGTTGAAACATACGATTTGATGGCCGAAAAGCAACGCCAGGTTCGTGATGATGAAAACAAAACCATCGAGGAACGATTGGCGGCGAACAAGGAATTACAAAAGACATTAGACGAAGGTGCGAAAGCGGAAACCGCAAATATCAATGCCCGTATTGCTCAAAATCAAAAGTTGTTAATTGTCAATAAAGGCAACAAGGAAATCCAAAATGAGATACTTTCATTAAAGCAAGAATTAACGGGAGTTGAGGCAAAGTATGCGGGGTTGGTATCGGAGACATTAACCAACGAAGTATCATTGGGTAAAGAGGCCTTGGACATCCAAAAGTCAATCAACGAAACCAAAATATCAATGGCCGAAATTGCAAACGAAAGTTTGTTGTCGGAAAAACAAGCGGCGGTGGATCGTGCGGACTTGATTAAAAACGAGTTTGAAAAATTCAAAGCAATCAAGGAAGCGGAACAAGCATTGCGGGAGGAAGAAATGCGACAATTGGATGAGTTGAACGCAAAACGACAAGCGGACTTTGACACCCAGTTATCACAGTTGGGAAAAGGAACGGCAGCGTATCAAGAAGTATTAAACGCAAAAACCGAGGCACAAGCCCAATATGATTCGGATAGGAAAGTAAAAACAACCGAGTTTGAAACATGGTCAGCACAAAAAGACAAAGAGGCAAGGGATATGAAGATTGCCAACCAAGAAGCCATCGTTGGTGCGGTGAGTGGGGCATTGTCATCCCTTACACAATTGGTTGGAGAGAATACGGCAATGGGCAAATCAATGATGATTGCACAAGCCATTATTGATACCTATGCGGGTGCAACAAAAGCCCTTGCCCAAGGTGGTGTATTGGGTTACATTGGTGCAGCATCGGTCATTGCAACGGGTATTGCCAACATTAAGAAAATGACGGAAACAGACATACCAGGTGCATCCGATTCGGGGTCAACACCAAGCATGGGGCCAAGCGTTTCAATCATTGGAGGAAGTGCCGACCCATCCGCCCAACTTGCACGACAATTTTCACAACAGAATCAAAAGCCCGTCAAGGCATACACAGTTGGAACGGACATGAGTTCACAACAAGCATTGGATAGGCGTATTCAAACAAATGCAACATTCCCAGGTTGATTCGTTTTTTAGGATATGAGATTACATGGTATTAAATTGGCGTTGTTAGATGAATTGGTAAATTTGAACATGGAGGCGGGTACACTTTTGGTTATTCAAAAAGAGATAATGAACGCAACGGATCGTTTGAACAAATCAAAACAAATGAATGGTGAAGGATTGTCAAAAGCCAAAAAAGGTTTGGAAATGGCAAAAGCATTGGGTGACGAAAAAACCATTGCAACATTTACACGATGGGTTGCAACATTTACAAAAGATATTACCAGTGCAGACAAAGCGATTGCACAATTGAAAAATGTAAATATAGGATTCTAAAAAATATGAAAACATCATTTGAAAAATTCATGGCATCAAGTGCCGTTAACAAAGTTGAG